ATCTGAATGTTAGCGATTGACTCTCCTATTTTATAAGTCATTTAGATAACACTCCTTTTAATTCCAATTCTTTCATTGTAAAAATATCTTTACCCTTAAACATTTTCTCAATCCATGGTCTAACCCATAGATAAGCAGTCCCAATGTTTGAGTTGCGCTCAAGCAGGTTCTTGGTTGTCAGGGTTGCGCCACCAAACGTCACCCAGATATGCGGAGTGACGAAGTGAGGCACGTACATGGCTTTGCCTAAGAAGAACACCGGCTGAACGTCGGTCGGCAGAACCTCGCCATCTTCGCCCCGGTAGACAAATCGTCCATTAGTAAATTTCACAAGCGCTCTCCAGTGGTTTGCCAAGTGTGCGAAGAATGATGTAGTGCTCTGGCTCAGCGCTGCCGTTCTGTGAATGAGCGTCGTAATAGATATAAGACGCTCGATTAGAGCTGCACGACCCATCAATGCGACGCTTGAGTTTGCCAACTCGAAACGCTTGCCGCAGCTTCGCATCAATGAGCTTTTTAGTCGCACCAGGGAAATACTCTAAGCATTGCAGCGTTGTCATTGCGCCATGCTTGGAAACAATCTCTGTTGGAGTGAAATCAAATTTCATGGTTTTCACCTCAGAAAGGGATCGGATCATCGTTTTCTTCAAAACTCGCTGCGCGGGCCTTAGGCGCGTTTTGCATCCGGGTTGGTAGGGTAGCCTCACCAGCCCGATTAAAACCGGACTGGTGGCCGTCTGGATGCCTTTTCGGGCCATGATCGACCGCGGTCGACGGTTCGCAGGGATTTCCGATGGTCACGGCAGCGTATTGCATCCCGCTGGCAGCGGTCTTAATCGTTACGTCCAGCCAGTGCATGGAACCGTCTGGCAGGCATACCCGCCCTTTGTAATCGGCGTGCCAATCCTCGACCTTTTTGTCATTGGGAAATGCAGCGCCTTTGCCGGGCTTTTGTTCGTAATTGCCTTTTGATGCGGCTGGTTTATTCATTTGATTCACTTTAGATTGTTTCTCAGGATTTGGTCTGTCACAACTTCGGAAAGCAATTCCTCAATTGTTTCGACCTCGGGTTGTTTGGCAGCAATTCGGCGTCTGATTACCGATTCGATGCCTGTTTGTAATTGCTGACTGGACATATCCATTGCCAACAATTGATTTACCAAACTGCTACTTATTTGTGCACTTTTTATTTTTTTCAAACCTCCTCTTATTTCTTTAGTGAAATTAAATATAGAGTCATTCATCTTAGTCATAGATCTCATCCTTAGATCTTAGTCTTAGCTCTCTAAGTCTTAGATCTTAGTCTTAGATCTTAGTCTTAGATCTCTACGCGCACGCGTATATGAAGAAAAGTTATCCACAGGGTTATCCACAGGGTTATCCACAGATTTGGGGTAGTTATCCACAGAGTTATCCACAGGCAGATCACTGGTCTGCGGACGGTATTTTGAGTGATTCTTCGGCTTCTTTTCTGAGTCTTTTAATGATCTCCTTTTCCTCTTTAGTATAATCTCTGAGCCTTTCCCCGTGTTGATTTATTTCAACGTAGGGCCAGCTTTCCATGCGTCGCTTAGCTTCCAGGTTCTTGGTTTTGCTCATTTCAGTCCCCACAAAAACAGGAAATGTCCTCAGAGCTGTCAAACATATCAATTTGACGATTGGTTGCGTCTAGCATGGCCTGATAGGACGGACGGTCTGTGCGGAAGAAAAAACCTGATGGTTTGTTAGGCATTGAAATTGTCTCCATTTTGGCCCACCACAAAGCTCTTTCAGGCTCCCGAGAAATCAGGCTCATGACTTTATTTGTATTCTTCAAGAAACACAGATCGCAGTTGCCCCAAGGTGTTTCACCGTTGATGTTGATTAACTCAAGATCAAAAGGCTGTTCACGCCAAAACTTGGCTACGTCATGCTTGGTAACGCCTGCAATGCCACAGGGAGCGTACTTGGTTTCGTGCCGTCCGTAATCTTGGTTTTTTATTTTGGCTAACCTTCTCTGTTCATCTGCTCTTATACCAAGCCAACTTTCCCATTCCTTCCATCCTAAAGATTTAAGATATTTGTGGCAGGTTTTAATCTTTAAGTCCGCAGTGCAGAACCTCACCAGAGGATTTGGTAGGTACTTACGTTTACGAATGATCGCCTCAAAAGGTTCTCCGTTTCTGCTAGCAGTCTCAAACGAAACCTTTTCAAACCTTTCTGGGGTATCTCTAAACTCTAACCAACTTATGTCTACTCCCCACCGGACCGAGCATTCGTTGACGAACTTGAGCGTTTCCTCGCGCTCTTTGCCAGTGTTCTGAAAGCAAACCCTAGCCTCACTTGGCAAACCGTTGTTAGATTGAAGCGTGCGCCAAAGCATATAAGCCGACGTTCTGCCGCCTGAGAACGAAATGCAAGTCGGGCCTGAGATCTTGAACGGATCGCTCATTTCAGGTTCTCCGAAATCCAGACAGTGACCGATCCTTCCTCAGAATATTTCTTTGAAACCTTGAGGTACGTTACCTGGGCATCGTCGGCGTAAACGACCTCATTCATCCCATCCAAGACGGTCTTGGCAATGTTGTCGACGTCTGGTCGTGCTGGGTAAATGTCACCGTCTAACGCTGCTTGACGCTTCGCCTTCGACCAAGAGAGCGGTATACCCATATGGGCATAGATGTAGACCGTGAGCGGCGTCTGCAACGGAGGATGACCGTGCATCGCTTCTGCTGCTCGAGCTGCGATTAGCGCTTCGTAGTCTCTAGTGATAGCCGGTGTATAGCTGCGTGGCTTGCCGCCTGCGCTGCTGAACCTGGGTCTGCCCTTGCCGACGGGTGGCCCAGGGATCGTGAATTGCAAAGTCATCATTTCAGTAGATTCCATGCTGTTTCCCGTTCGGGTTCGTTCTGCGTCGAAGCCTCGCTCGATCACAGAAATGCCCCGACAGGGAAACTTTTTAGCTCGAGCTGAGGATCATGCCTCAGTTTTCTGCGCTTGTGGAAAAAATCTGACCTAGGGTTTGTCCCTACTCAAATAGTGCGCTTAGGCCCTTGCATACGGTTGTCACCCTGTGTACAGTACTACTCATGCGCTGCACGTCGTGGCGCACAACAAGGAGCCAGAAAATGAACACATCAACAGAAAAATGCTACGCAGCCGGCGAGCGAGTCCGCGGGGTGTACCACGGTCAGTCATACGTTGGAACAGTTGACTACGCCCGTCCGCACACCATGAACCAATCCTATATGCATCACATTGTGCTTGATGAACCGATTACAGTATTTAGCACATCGCGTGACCGAATCATCGTATCTGTTTGGGAGCCGCGGGAGTCACACAACACGATAAACCCAATCTAATCAAACCGGGGGCTTCGGCCCCCAACCAAGGAGCCAAAAATGACAACAGAAGAAATCATCCAAATTGCACTGGAGGCAGGCGCTAAACCCTCGCATCACCCTGAGCTATGGGACATTTGGAATATTCGAGATACAGACCTTGTGCGCTTCGCCAACCTTATCGTTGCGCATGAGCAAAAACAATTTGTAGCCATGACCAAGGAGCAAAAATGAAAATCATATTGAACCAACAAGAAGTGCTGGACATTGTGCTAGCAGCCATCAAAAACAAAGTCGCTGATGAGTTCAACCATATTGCTTTAGAGCCATGGCGCAGCGAAAGTTTCTGCACTATTAGCTACATCGAACCCAAATTTGAGGAGTCCGACAAATGAAACCAGATCAAATGGACGCCTTGATCGGCATCGCTAGCGGCTGCGGCATTCTCATCATCTTGATTCTTTTGCTTCTTGGAGTTCTCTAATCATGGTCGGCAAAGTAACCCCCAACACCAAGCTCTCAGCCAGCAAGGTCCCTGGCCTGCTGGGTCAAAGCAAGTACGAAACGCCCAACCAGATCCTGTCGGGTTGCATCAACGCCCTACAGGACATTGAGCCCACCTTCAACACCAACGAATCAATGCACTGGGGCAACCTGCTCGAGGTGCCGATCCTGCTGGAAGCCAGCGGTCGGCTGGGCCTAAGCAATCTTCGCCTTGACCATCCAATCGCCTACCATCATCCAGATGCGCCGATTGCCTGCTCGCTAGACGGTAACGGTGACGGCAACGGCCTAGTCGTGCATACCAGCGTCGAGCAGGGCATCTACGTTATTGGCCAGGACAGTATTACGCTAGACGGCGTAGGCGTGCTCGAGGCCAAGCTGACGGCAAATTACCCAGAAGATGTACCAGCCATGAGCCGTGGCCCGCTTCAGCTCCAAGCGCAGATGGATATTGTCGGTGCCAAATGGGGAGCAGTCTGCGTGCTCTATCAAGGCACCACGCTGCGCATCTTCTTATTTGCGCCTCACGAAGATACCCAAGCGCTTATCAGAAGCGCTGCACGCGACTTTGAGACAAAGCTGACCCACTGGTCAGAGACTGGTGAGGTCGACTGGTATACGCCCGTTGATGCTAAAGACGCAGCCCTTGTGTGGCCTGGCGACGAAAACCTCGAGACGGTCAATCTGGGCCAGAACGGAGCCAACTTCGCTGCCGCCATCGCCAAAGCCAAAGCAGAGATCAAAGATCTCGAAACTGAGATTGCGGACGCTGAGAAGGAGCTGCGGGAAATGATGGGAAACGCAACGTCAGCGGTCGCTGGTGAGTACACGATCAAATGGCCAGTGCGACATTACGCCGCTCAACCAGTCAAGGTATCGCCAGCCAAAGAAGCCTATTCCGTGCGACAGTCAACGCTCACCATTAAGGAGTCAAAATGAAAATAGCAGCAGCATTCGTAGCCGCCAAGCGCGACTTTGCACCGGCCCTCAAAACGTCTACAAACCCGCATTTTAAGAATCGGTACGTAGACCTTGCCGGTTGCCTGGAAGCTGTCAACGACGCGCTCCTGGCCCACGGGATCGCGGTCTATCAGGAAACCTTTGACGTTCAAGACGGCGTAACCGTTGAGACGTGTTTTCTGCATGAGTCCGATGAGACTCTGCGCATGAGGAAGCTCCATGTGCCAGCCGCTAAGCATGACCCGCAGGGTTACGGCAGCGCTTTAACCTATGCCCGTCGTTACTCGCTAATGGCAGCGTGCGGTATCGCCGCCGAGGATGACGACGGCAACGCAGCCAGCCAGCCACGCAAACCTGTGGCCCCGCCGCAACCGAAGCCAGCCAACCCGCTTGATGCGGTTGTGCAGAAAGCTGTTGCAGAATCTGACGAATCCGCGCCGAAACAGATTGAATATCAAAATGAATCTGGCGGCTCTTGGGTTCTTAGACTTCCAAACCAGTTTGAGCCAAAATCAATCAGCCCCACTCAAGAATCTTGGCTAAATGAATTTAACTCAATCGCCGACGCGGTAATGAAAGCAGGAAAGTTGTCGCCGCTTGAGCGCATCAACAAGATTCAAGCGCTGCGTCGTGAGAACGAATCGCAGATTGGCCGCCTGGTGATGATGGACAAGGTTAAGTTCTTGCAGGCTTACACAAACCGGATCGGAGCGCTGGAAGCTCTGCATAAGGCAGCGTCATGAGGATGGCACGTATACGCCTGCTAGACGCAATCGGAGGTCTTGAGAAAGACCTCGGCAGGCTTCCATCCATGAATGAGATTGCACGGGTTCTGGGATGCAGTCCTCAGAACGTCCACAAGATGATCAAACGCATGAGGTCCAAAAGTGAAACAGTGTCCTCCCTGCCACAAGGATTGCAACGAAGGCAGGAATTGCCCCGTGCGGTACGGGATTCTGGATGACGAAGGAAAAGTCGTGCGCTGGGTATGGACCATGCCGCCGTACCCGCACATCGTTGAAAAGATCAAGCGTCTGCGCAAACCAAAGACCGACACGTCAAAAGTGCCAGACGCCCCATTTTAAGGAGCTGAAATGTTAGAACAAGATCAACCAAGAGTTAAATTTAAACAGGCGTGTTATCAGTGCGGCAGTCACTACTGCCTGATGGATTGCGTCAAAGAC